GATGGGGCAAGACATACGCTGTTTATGATGCCGACAGCGCCCTGCGCAGCCTGGAAACTGTCTTTCGCGGAGACTCGAAACTCGAGGAGGCCGGCTGGACCAATCTCGCCCCGCGGTCCGGTGAGTCTGATTTGCCACCGATGGATGGTCTCGGCGCAGGTCAAGGGCCGGTTAAGATCGTCAGACACTCAGCCGGTGGCGCGGGGTCCGGCACGGTCTCAGTGGCTTCCTGCCTAAACACCATCTGTCCTTCCTCACTGCGGAAAGAAATGGCGTTCTTGACCTCGTTCTGCCACTCGTTTACCGCGATCGTGTTGGCCTGTGCCTCAGCGGCGGTTGCCATTTCCACAGCCGTCAGGGGACCCGGTTCGGCTTGCGCGGTGGCCTGCTGCTTGCGGAGGTTGTCGAACTCGCCCTGGATCACCTGATCGATAGTTCCGATCCCGTCGATCATGCCGCGTGCGAACGCACCCTCGGCATCGAAGAATCGGCCCTGGCCGAAGTTCTCTTCGACGTCCTTGGCGGTGATTTCCCGGCCGACTGCCACATCCTTGATGAACATGGTGTACATGCCGTCTACCAGCGACTGCAGGTGAGCGCGACCCTCGTCTGACAGCGGCTCGAACGGGTTGCCCTCGGTCTTGAACTTGCCTGCGCTGATTAGCGTGGTCTTGACCCCTTCGGCCTCGGCCTTGCCGGTCCGATCCTCGTGGGCCGAGAAAACGCCGATCGAGCCAACCCGTGCGGAGGGTGAGGCGAAGAACTGATCCGCCTGCGCCCCAAGCCAGTAGGCCGCCGACATCGCTTCGGTATTCGCTACCGCCACGACCCGCTTCGACCTGCGGGCCTGGCGAATGTCCGCTGCAAGCTCCGGGATGCCGTCAACCATGCCCCCGGGGGAGTCCACATCGAGCACGATCGAACCGACCTGTGGCGAAGCTACTGCTTGCTGCAGCTGATCACGAATGTGCTCGGCCGAGGTCCCACCGCTCATGGCGTCGAACGCGCTCGCGCGGGGAACCAGCACTCCCGAAATCGGAATCCGCGCCACTCCCTGAGGGGCCTGCTGAACGACCTGCCGCTTTGCGCCCTGCAGGCGGTTCTCGATTTCCTCAGCGGTGAAGCGGCCTCCGTAAGCCCGAAAGGTGAGCACGTCCATGATGAGCATCAGGACGCTTTCCTCGATCGCCCAAGGGCGAGAACCGACGACTCGCAGAACGTGTTGGTAGTGTCGTCCTGCTCCCTCCTGGGCATGCTGGGCCTTCACCTCAACAAAGGCCTGACGAGCCGCAGGGTCCTGCATCAGAGCCTGAAACTCGGCTGCTGCCTGCTCAGTGGTGTCCATTTGCCAAGTCCTCCTGCATCTCCCGATCAAGGAAGTATGCCTCGTCCAAGACCACAGCGCCTTGGACGCTGGGCGGTGTCGGCCGTTCGATGTTCACATCTCCTGCGTACTGGTAAGTGGTCAGTTTGGCCGGCTTAGCGTACGCCGGATCGTCGTCGATGGGCGGAAGGTTGCGCAGCTTGCGGCCCTCGTTCACCGACATGTACGGAACTTGAACGGCCTTGCGGAGCGCGTCGGCCTGTGTTTCGAAGTCGCCCTGCAGCTTCTCTTCGATGTTGAACTCCACGAACAGGTTCGGGTCGTTGTAGTCGGGCACCAACTGAATGTTGATCGCCTTTTCCAGCTCGGCCATGTGCGGACCGAGCGTATCCACGTAGACCGTGATGTGGAACTCTTTCATCGAAGCGAAGGTGAAGGTGCCTCCCCTCGACAGCACCGCGAGCGGAATCCGCATCGTGGTCGCCACCATATCCAGGTTCCAGTTGCGAGACTCAAGGAACTGAGCGTCACTGGGACTGAAACTGCTGCTGTGCAGTTCCATATCGTCCTCAAGGATCGCGACCTTACCTGCATTCTCAGGACCGGAGTGGGCGTCTTGCCAGTCGGCCCGGAATTCGCGCCTTTGTTCTCTCGACCAGTGGCCGGCACCCTTTGGGCGCTTGATCCAGCCTTCGTGGCGAGAATTATTCTTCCAGAAGCCGCGACGGTGCCGCGACATCGACTTCTCTTCAAGCAACACCGACTGCAGCGATTCCAGCAGCGACACCCCGACTCGAATGTCCTCCGGGTTGTAGCTGCGGAATGCCACTACCTGATCGGGCGTGACTGGAACCGGACCTCCGCCGACGTCCACCTTGTACTTTGTGGGGCCTGCTGCGGGGTGTCCTCCCTCTGAGGAAACGAAGGGGGGTTGGACCCGCACGAGGGCACGGGCGGAACCAGACCCCCTTTTGATCCAGAAAGCGTTCCCGTAGATGATCTTGTCCGCTACGGTGTCCCTCATGAACTCGTAGCCGCTTACTTTGCCCTGTGGGTGCTCGAGGATTTGCCGGAGCGGGTGATCCTGCTCGACTTCCTCGCGTCCTTCCGGAGTGCGCCGGTAGACCTTGAGCTTGCAGTGAGCGATGTTGTCGGCAATGAAGTCGACGCACAACCGGACCGCTGCCTGCTCCCGGTACAGCTGGGCTAGCGCGATTCGCTCGTCGTTCAGTCCGAGGGCCGTACGGACATCGGGTGAAAACTCTACGATGGGACGACCGCCACTGTCGAACCGTGGGTAGGTTGCGGTTTGAGCTTGAGTTTCGGCCGGGGCCTCCACAGACTGCTGTGGCGGAGTGTTGTCGATCCCCCGTAGGAAGTTCAGCAGACCCATCTACACCTCACACCGTGAATAGACGGTGGTCAGAATACGAACTCATGTCAGCTGACTCTAACACAGCGTATGCTAGAGTGTCAACGAAGTCGTCATGACCACCAGCGGGGAACGCCAACATTTCTTCCTCGACCTCACGCCACCACGGGGTGACTGCGGGATCGGGGAACCACAACCGTCCTTGCTCCATCCGAGCAGCGGCAGGGGCCGCGCGGGCAAGCTTGTTCTTGTCGGGGCGGACCTCTTTGATCGGAAGCCCGGTCCGTTCGGCCTCCTGCAGGATCGCGAGCTGTCGGGACGCCCGCTCAACCACAATGTAACCGCCCCAGCGTTCGTAGGCGTACTTGAGGCGGGGCACAATGTCAGGGCCTTCGAACCGGCCCCGCGCCACATCCAACAACAGAATGTGGTTCTTCGGGGTGACACCCCACGTCGAAATGACCGTGTAGTCGGCTTGTTCGTCCACCGAGAATGCCAGGTCCACCGTGTGAAACTTCCACAACTCCGAGTCCTCGACCAGATTTTCGCCCAATTTATACACGATAGTGGTGTCGTCGCTCTCGGCTGGGAAGCTGGTGTACTGGCGGAAGTACTCGGCACGAAAAATACCAGTCGCCGCCGAAATGAACTCCGCTTCGTACTCCTGGCTGAACAAGAGGCTGCTCATTTCTGCCCGTGCCATTTCGATGTCGGCTTCTGGCAAGTAGGGATTTTCGCGGCTAGGAATACGCCACCGTTTCCATTCGGCCAGATGAGCAGCGTCCTCGTACAGCTTGTGGAACCAGTTGATGCCTTTGGGCGTTGAGATGAACCACGCCCAACCTTGGCGGACCGAGAGGGTGGGCCTCAGGGTCGGCCAAGCTTCCGGACGAGCCAGCGCGGCCTCGTCGAATACCACACCGTTCAGCGTCATTCCTCGCAGGGAGTCCGGGTGCTCGCTCGACCACATCTGGATCGAGCCACCCGAAGGAAAGATCACCCGATAGACTGGGCGTTCCTGGATGCGAACCCCCGGAATCTGCATCGCTAGCCGTCCGATCACGCGCCAACCGAGTTCACCAATACGGAAACTCGGGGCGACCCAGCCGTAATCACCCCCGGTGGCCGCGCCACTCACTACAGCAAGGGCTCCGACCATGGTTTTGCCGAACTGGCGACCACAGACGATTACTTTGAAGCGAGCGTCGGATTCGAAAATGTCCCGCTGCTGAGGGTGCAGGGGAGGGAGCCGAATTTCAAGGGGCCGGGAGCGCAGCTGGCTCGGCTGGCTCGACATCAATCACCTGCCCGTCAAACTCGGGCGAGGTCATTCCAGGCGTGAGGGGACCCCCATCGGCAAATGAGAGCTGGATGATCACCGGTCCAGAGGGAACCGGAGCGGCGACGGTAGGCGGTGCGAATCCGGGCTCGACCCGCTCGATGTATTTCCAGGCGAGTTGCGGGTAATCGGCCATCGCGTCGTGCACGATTCGGAGCGCTCGCTCTCGCGGGAGGGCTTTGGCTTCCATGCAGTCGAGGTACCATTTGTTCCACTGCGATTCCTCGTCCGCTTCCTTGCCCTTCTTCAACCAGCGGTAGAGTGTCTCCGTGCTGATCCGAGCAATAGCGGCAACCGTGTCAGCCGACGCACCGAGGGCGAAACCCTCGATGATCTTGGTCTG